AATTAAGCCAAAAGCGGGAGACCTATATATCTTCCCATCAAATTATTTATTTTCTCATGCTGCATTACCAGTAAAATCTGGCATAAAATATTCAATAGTAACAATGACAGATTATAATGATGCAACACATAACGAGCAATTTTATAGACAGTTTATGTCTGATAAATCTATAAAAGACACATATTAATAATGGAATTTGAGATATACAAAGCAAGTCCATATTCTGCTGAAATAAAACCTCTTGGAATTAAAAGACAATGGATGGAAGAAACTTTTGACAAGCATGCATATCATTGTTTTCCAGTAACACTGTCAAATGGTTTAGGGTGGGGGATATCTTTTCCAGAAGATATAAGTTTCATATGGGACGGGATTTCTGACTCTACAGACACACATGTTAAAGTATTAAGTGGACATAAATATGTTTACACTGGAAGATCAAATGCCACAATTAGTTTTAAAACAGGTTTAATCTTAAGAACAAAAGAAAATTTAAGCATGATGGCAATGCCTACACCAAATTGGCCAATAGAAGGTGTATGGCCTTTTACTATTTTAATAAGCACATCATTTTTTGCAGGAGAGTTTCCAGTAGCATGGAGAATAACTAAAGCTAATGAAGTTATAACCATACCAGCAAATACGCCAGTTATTTCAGTTTTACCAATCTCTTTGTCAGATATTAATAATTCACAGGGTGTAATTAAAAACATGTCCGAGTTGCCTTCTAACTTTTTCCCAGATGCTGATTACGGGAAAATTGTCTCAGAAATAAATAAAAAAGGTGAGTGGACTAATTTTTATAGAGATGCTGTTGATTATAAGGGAAATAAAATTGGAGATCATGAAGTAAAAGTTTTAAGATTAAATATTGTTGATGGTCCAGAACAGTGTGGTATTAAATGACAAAAAAAATAATATTTCATTCGAATAAACATTATAACAAAGAATCTACTGTTCCAATAACTTCTAGAAAAACTTTACCTAAATGGTGGGAAGACTCAGATACATTTGTAAAAGACCCACTAGGAAATCCAGTAGCAAACTTTAACGGCGAAGGAAAAATGTTTAGTTTTAAGGCATGCCCAGCAGTACTGGATACATTTCAAACTGGCTACATGCTTGTCACACCATGCGACTTAGAATTTTATGAAAAAAATGGCAGAGTAAGGGTTAAGGTTCCAATAGGATTTGATGATTTTGTTGGAGAAAGACCGCCTATGCAAGATTTTAAAACTCCAATTGGATGTAGTTCATGGCATTTTCATTGGTATGCAAATTGGGCTCCAGAGTTACCAGATGGATATAGTTCTATATATGTTCCTCCGATAAATCATTTTGAATTGCCGTGGATTACCGTGGGTGGTATAATAGACAGTGATAAGGTTACTACTTCTGGGCTTATACCCTTTTTCTTAAAAGAAGGATTTACTGGGACAGTTCCAGCTGGAACCCCATATTTGCAAATAATTCCATTTAAGAGAGAAGACTGGGAATCAGAAGTATTGTTTCATAGTCCGCAAGATATTGCAAAAAAGACTAGAGAAACTTCAGATACATTTAGAACCACTGAAGGTGGCGTCTATAAAAAATTGTTCTGGTCAAAAAGGAAATATAAATAATGCAAAGACAGGTTAACACAAACAACACACACGACTACAGATCCCTTGGGTCAATAACTCCTTCAGGGTTTTTTGGTAAAGATGCTAGCAATATAGTTGAGCTTCCAAACTTTCTTCTTGATTGGGAAAAGGAAAGATTAACAAAATTTGCTCAGACCAATCAGACTTGGGACATAACAAATTCTCATAAAAATGAAAATGGCACTGTGATATATGACGCAAATGCGTGGGCAGACAGAGTGTGTACCAGAATGTCAATGGAAATATCGGATGACCCAAAAATTGTAGATGTTGTTGAAGGATTAATTTCTAGATTACAGATAGAGGTAGAACAATTTTTTGGAGTAAAGGTTCAGGCAACTGGACCAGCAATAGTGAGATGGCCAGTTGGTACAAGACAAGATCCTCACGCAGATAAAGAATTGCACGAGGGGCCAGATGCTGGAACCCCAAATGATTTTCCACATTATGATATAGCTTCATTATTTTACTTTAACGATGACTATGAAGGCGGAGAACTATTTTTTCCAGTACAGGGTATAGAATTTAAACCAGTTGCTGGGTCAGCATACTTTTTCCCAGGAGATAGATGGTATGTCCACGGAGTAAGGCCGATTATATCAGGAGGAAGATTTACCTCCCCATTTTTCTGGCAAATATTAGAACACACTGGAAATAAAAAGTGGGAGCCAGTGCAACAATGACTTTAGAGTATAAAGAAATATACCCAAAAATTTTTGTGTATAGCAATCCATTTAAAGACATAAACCTTCTTACAAAAACTATAATTGAATCCGAAACAAATCCAGAAGGATAATGACAGAACTAGAACAGAAAAAGAAATGTGGGAAGACGTTGTTAATGTATTTTATTCAACAACGCAACATTATTCAGAAATACATAACGTTCCAATAGAAAAAGATAAAATTGTTCATAATGATGTAGAGCAAAAAGATATGAAATTGTGGCAAATGATGGGGCCTTCAATATGTAAGTATGAAATTGAATCTGGAATAGATGATAATATTTTTGATTTAGCGATGCATATGCATACAGATTATCAAGTTGAGTATGAAAACAATAGAGGGTATAAATTTACTGTTACTGCAACTATGTATCTTAATGACGATTATGATGGTGGCGGAGTAGATTTCCTTGTAGGAGAAAATAAACTATTTTATTATAAGCCTAAAGCTGGTGACGTTTTAGTTTTTCCAGCAGGTGATCCAAACTATTTGTCGGAGCCAGGAGAGCTTTATAGACATGGAGTAAGAAAGACATATGGAAAACCAAAATACTTTATAAGAAATCATTGGCAGAGATTTTATGAGGGTTCCGAAGAATGGCTAAAGCAAGAACAAATTTATGGAAAAGATGCTTGGGCGGAAATAGAGCGTGGTAGAATTAAAGAAGGTATAAATAGCGGAGCATATCAACCACTTGACTATGCAAAAATTTCTGAAACAGCAGAGAGGATACAATGACATACAACTTAGACAGCCAAACAAGAATTAAAGAAGATGTTTTAATTTTTGAAAACTTTCTTACTGAAGAAGAGTGTAGCAATATATTGAAATATTGGGAGCATTCTACAGATAAAGGCACTTTACAGTGGGACCCTATTTCATTTTATGACTCATTTGCGTCCAATCTACCAGATGATGAAGATAAATTAAATTTTAATTTACCATCAGATTTTTTTACAGTATTACAAGATAAAATTCAAGAAGGTACTGCTATATGCAGGGGCAAGCCAGTTAAACTAGTAAGTTACCATTGCCAAAAATGGGTGGAAGGTGCTTATGCGGGATTCCATTCTGATAACACTGCGATAGATTCTGTCGAGTATAATTCCTTTGAAAGAAGTAAGTGGGCAGCATTTCTATATCTAAATGATGATTTTGAAGGCGGAGCTTTAAATTTTAGAGATCATGATATTACCATTCAGCCTAAAACTGGAATGCTGGTAGCATTTAATGGCGGGCATCACAACATTCATGAAGTACAAATGGTAACTAAAGGAGAAAGATGGACCATAGGATCATTTTGGGATAATGAAGAGGCAGAATATGATGAGGCAAAAAGAGCACTTTGGGAAGAAGATATTGCTGAGCAAAGAAAGAGGCAGGCAGATGATGCTGCAAAGTGGGCAGAGATGAAAGAGCGTGGAGAAAGAATGCTCCCAGGACCAGATCAAACCGATAAAAAAGAAGTAGCACTTAAAGTGGGAGGCAACAATTAAAATGACAAAAACAACTGTATTAGATAATGGAATGATTAGAGAAGAACTGCATCCTCAAGTTTATTATTACAGAAATGCTATTCCTAATGTGAAAGAGTGGCTAGACGCAGTAAATGATTCTGAAAATCATCCAGAAATGTTTCCACTTCTTACCCCCTGGAATCAATGGGACGTCGATTCTAATAGATCTATGGGACACCCATATGTTTACGGGTATAAAAAGCTCTGTTTGCTGAATAATGTTTATAATATAGATAAAGATGTTTCTGATGAAGCAAAAGAACTTTTCATAAAAATAAGAGACCCATTGTTTAATGCTGTTAGGGCTGTATGTGAAGACTATAAGCGGGAACAGAATATAGATAGAGATTTAATTTTATTGGAGCAGTTTGGTGTCCATAGATATAGGTCTGGTAACTATATGGGGGTCCACCATGACTCTCAAGAAGGAGATACAAGACTTCTTTACTCCTTGGTTGTTTGGCCAAATGATGATTATGAAGGTGGAGAACTTTCATTTAGCATTAGAGATGGAGTTGTGACTGGAACTACAGAGGCACTAGAAGATGATTTGCTTCATCCAGAAAACGAAGGAAAGTTTGATTTTTATATAAAACCAGAGGCTGGAAGCATAGTGATATTCCCATCACCTTCAC